TTTTGCTTTAGAGAATTATGGAGACTGGGGTATACTCAAGGGCTCTATAACTGCCAAATTACTTCCCGAGTTGGACGAATTTTTAAATACTAAAAACTATAAAATTGGAGGGAGCGGTGGTGGAGCTTTCGGGCGCATATGGAGAAGAGAAAAAATTGAAGAAGTAACTTTTAGTTTTAATAGCGATTATGAACTTATAAAGTTAACCGTTTATACAGAAGGATGTGAAAACACTCCTATATTTTTTAAGAAAGATAGTAAATTAGGACCACTTCTGCGCCCAGGCTCCGCATGGACAGATCCAACAGCGATGGCATATTTAGCCCAATTGGATGATATGGAATCCGATTTGACGGCCCGTGAGCCATTGCCATGGCTAGAATTTGTTAAAAAATATACTTATCCTACCATCTACTCTACCACCAATCAAGCATATGCCAACACCGACCCTCAAAATACAGTAGTTAGCTGTGTAGCGGCCGCCCTAGCAGACGAAGGAAAACAACTAGGTGAGGATATTCTAGATGAAGTTTTCAACTTAGGCGACGCTATTGCTTATCAATTTAATAAAAACTTATGCAGTGAAGATATTCAAGGAATTATAGACGAGAAAATTAAGATTGGCCAAGTTTGGGATTCAGACATACAACAGAATGTGGATATTATGAAAATGGCCAAAATGCAGGCTTACGAATCAATAGATTCTAAATCTACTTTGGCGTTTTGTGCTGCCCTGACGGACTCTGTAGACTCTATAGAAGAGTTATGGGAAGAGGCTTTTGATAAAATTAAATTCTGTGGTATGACAGAATTAATGATGTCAACGGTATCGTGTTTGTTCTCGGGCTTGACTTTTGAACAGGCCATGGCCACTATTATTGAAAGCGCATTGCGAGCAATGAGTCTGGAGAATTTTGATAAATTATTTGTTGGGCTTCCTCCCTCTAAGCAAGCAGAATTAGATGCATTAATTAAGAAAAAATTAGAAAGTGGAGACGTTTTCCAACAAGGTTCTGATCTACAGTATACTTCCGATCAGATTGCATCTGATGCAAACCCAACCCCAGATGCCGGATACCCGTTTGAAGATGAAGCAATGGTTACCGAACAGCAGAAGTCGGACATGCAAGGAGACCCGCCACAAACTACCGGCGGTGAGCCGTTAACGTGGGGTTCAGGTGCCCGCCGTGATGAACGCACTTTAGGAAAAACATTAGATGCAAGCGGCGCGACTGGAAAGCTGGATCCTAACCTAGTTATGGAAGCCGTAATTTTGGCATATTTGGAGTTATATGCTGATGCCTATATGGATTTGCTAGCGGAATTGAATAAGCTTCCTGGCGCTCAAATGGTCTCTTATATCATTGCCACTTTAGATTGTCCAGTTCCTCCTCCTTTTAATCCTTCCTATGTGGATTTCATTAAGGATTTCGAAATACCATTTTGTACGACGACCCACGGCATTACAATGCCGCGATATGAAAACCCTTACGGATGGATGCCATCACGAAATGATTTTCAAAGATTATTGATGGAAGCGGCCAAATATGCTATTCAACAGGCATTGTTAAAAATATTAATAATGATTTTCACAAAGATTTGTGATATATTGGGAGGCGCCGCCTGTAAAGCAGCGGGTGCCACCGGACAAGCTCTCGCCGCGTTGGCTAGCGGTGGTCGCACCAAAATTGTTGATGCCATTAGAGATTCTATTTGCGGAGACGACGTCCCAGACGAAGTAATTGATGATACGCTTGTAGATATGTTTAGTGATTTGGGAGTTGGGACTGCCGCACTGGCCGACACAGAACAGGTCTTAAACTTGGCAGGCGATGTATCTAATGCTGTAACCACCGAAGAACTTTATAGTGCTTTTTTGTGCGAGCCATCCGCAGAGTTTTTACAGATTGTTCGCCAAATAATCCATTATGAATATCCTGAATTTGAGGCCGGCCTGAGGAATGACGACACTATTAAAAGCTTCTTTTGTAATATGGGCAATTTATTCCCGGGAGCTTTTAAAGAGAAATTGCAAGACTTTTTGGATTCCTTTCCTGACGCCATACCCCAAGCTGCTGGTTTGTGTGCATGCGCCTCACCAGAACAAGTAGAAGAGTTCTGCGACCTCAGAAGTCAAATACTTTCAGGAAGAGCGACAGCAGAGCAAATAACACAAATATGTGTACCATCAAACGATTTATCAGATATAGCCAATGCATTACAGGGGGGAATTCCAGAGGCGGCACTTCCTCCCTTATTTTCTGATCCCGGCTGCGATAATGGGGTTTTGCCTATTGAGCCCGAAGAGTCAGTGTCTGTTGCGACGGCCGGTTTAAGTGGCGATCTAGAAGCATTAAAAATTGAATTTGCTTACGATATGATTGGAAACGGCCCATGGGAATCAAAATATGGGTTGATGAACATGGTTTTGTCGGATACGATGGGACTTCCTTTAACTGCTCATAATAGAAAAGCTTCCAATAGAAGGGGATATGTTGATTTTTATTTAGACCAAAAGGATTCAGATGCCGTAGATGCAGCAGAAGACACCGAGACCTTCGCCGCCCTTTTCCCTAACCCACCCAAACTCAGCAAGCAAGAGGGCGCTTTCCCAACTAAAATTGGAGAATGGTTACAAGATTATCTCTTGGGAAATGTGAAAACCGGCTTGGCGCCAATGACTACTCCGGATTATGCTGACCGCGGCCTCCCAGGAATTGTAACATTTACATCAAATAATGAATTTATAGGCAATGTAACCACCACTTCTAGTTTTGCCCAAGCCGGCGTAAGAACTGTTGGAAGTGGAGTTAATTTATTACGACTCGATTCAGACGTTCTTGGTTATAACACTACCTTTGAACCAGATTTTGAGACCAAAGAAATTAATTTCGTTGAACAAGCACGAAAATCCACCGCCGATCTTGTACTAAGTTTTCAAGACAATTGTAAAGGACTGCAGGCAACACCCAATGTGGGAGGCGCCTCGACGAGTGGGTACGCGTACGACGGCGTCCCATGGGATTACGATATAGGAGACGCATATTCCACAGGATTTGACTTGCAACTTTATTTGTCAGATTTGGTTTCCGATGATGGTGTAATAACTGGCGCCCGCAACCGCGGTTCTCTTGCTGCTTTAAAAGAGACTCTTACGTCCCTTGATGATGGACATCGTCACACTTATACTATAGGCGATTTAGACTCCGAAGGGGAGGATGCAGAACCTACTTTGAATGGAGAAACGTCTTGGGCGGATGGCCACATTCATTCAATTGTGGGTGGGGTTGTTGAAGAAGTTTGCGATGAGGATGGCCAGTGTCACACTCATACCCTCCTAGAAGTTTCTTTAGGAAAAACTGTAGGTACCACAAATCAACCGCGCGACACGGCCCGTATTAAAATCTTGGAAAAATCTAATTTGACGGGGGTGACATTTACTAAGTTGGCGGCAATGGTTCCCGTTATTCGTGTTAAAATACTTGGAAAAGAAATATCCTTTTTTACGGACCTACAAGACACATTAACACCAAAAAATAGTGCTGACACGCTTGAGGCTGCTGGTGTTGATACTTTCCTCGATTGGGTGGGTACGTGGGGCTCGGGCCGAGATTTCTTTACCTTCCCCACCATTGTGATGCAAGATGTAAAATACGAATTTTTATCAGTTGATGACACATTAGATGGTATAAATTTTAATAGCTACCCGCAATTTCTTTCTACATTTTCGAGCTATCAGTCATATGCCCCACAAGTGGTTTTATTACACGAAATATTAAAAAACAATGGAAATGATCTTGAGATAAGCAGTTTACAAACCCAGTATGATGCCATTATGACTAATCTTACATTATTGATTACCCAGGAAGTTGGTGAAAATGAAAACGCTTTTAAATATGGAGCAACTTATGATGAATTAAGTACTGAAGATATTGAATATGTGTTAGAAGAGCCAGTGGCAGGGGTGGATCTTACGGGTACTCCCGTGACTTATGAAGCCGGCACCAATTATTACGATGTAAAACTTGATGTACCGTTACTTGACCCATTACGGATTGTTTTTAAATTGGGATGGCGGCCTATATTACCTAAGGATCAGATCATGGGTATAAGTCGTATGCAGTATAATGACAATGTTTTGGCTGCCGCGGCCAAGGACGCCGGAGAACCCATTCCAACGCCAACAAATAGAGCATTTTATTTAGATCCATTAACTTATGGAGGATCTTATGTCAACCCTCCCATCTATATGGCCCCAAGCCAAAGCACAGGTTGGCTTGGGTTTGTTGAAGTTATGTTCCCCGAGATGAGTCCATGTAAGCCATACACTACCGATTTAATTGATTTCAAAGATATTCAAGATAAGATTGATGATGCATATCCCCTTATCCCAGAGGATGAGCGTCTAAGGGATGACCCCGATTGTGCGGTTGAGTTACCTTATAATAGAATTTTAAACAGAGCAGACGTGGCAGGATTAGAGGGACTCATTAGTGCTGCTATTAGAATTTATGTAAGTACAAACTTTATAAAATCAATAGCCACTTTTACAAAATTCAATCCCAGTTTCCCGGAAGTGTTTAGTTCTCTTTATGCGCAATATATTATTGAAGATATGGAAGCTAGTTTTAAAGGCGCTCAAAAAGCTTTTTGGGAATTTTTCAATCCTTTTAAAAATAGTAAGTTTTGGTATGGTTTTTTAGAACAAACTGTACAACTCTATGGAAGAAAAGTTGATGACGGCTCCATTACAGACCCCCCCGAAGATGTTCTTGACGCAATGGGGCGTTTAAACAGTATGCAACAAGGATATGCTTATCCCGATCAAGCAGAACTAAATGAAGAAAAAGGTAACATGGCTGGCCTTTTTGAGAGTTTAAAAAAATATCGTATAGATAAAAATTATGAAGCCATTCAAAAAACTGAAGAAGATGCGAAGTTAATTTTCAAAGAACTCGTCAAAAATGAATTGAATTTTATGGGCGCCAAACTCATTGAAAATCTTAAAATTGTAGGAATGAGTCCCGCTATTTATGATTTGGATTATTATATTCTCCAATATCTTTCCCAAGGAGGTTCTGGTCTTACACTTAGTGAAGAATTGGTGCGCACATATGTAGACCTTCCAACTGAAGGTGATGAACACTACACTAGTGGAGGAGAATTCGCAGCCTCGGATGGAAGTGAATATGTTGGATATTATCATGTTATAATAGATGCCGAAGGGAATCCGGCGTATATGACAGGGGAATTTGACACTGGCAAAGCATCAGCGCTGGATGACACCTTAACTCCTTTTGCTAACAAAGTTACAGTGAATGTGGGAGATATAGCACCTCTAGATGACACCAGCACGGGCCCCTTCCAAATAACAACTACCACCCCAATACCAGTATTGGATAACGCTGATACCCCAGCCGATGTCCCCTTTCGTATTGAAAAGTATATAAGAATTGGGGAGGCTTACTACGCGCCCGGTAGCACCGATCTCTCGACAGAACTAGCTTCAAAAGATCAAAATAGCAACATCTCAGAAGCATATCCGGGCACTTTAGAACTAGTAACTGATGTCAACGGAGAGACGGTTGGTTTAACTGGAGAACTTGGGGTTAGGTATGGGTTGAGATTTTCGATTGTTCTTTCCAGTGGAACCTATACTGTTACAGAAGTCGAAATCGATTCTTTAGATTTAAAAATTAGTCAAATGGATCCTTTGGAAGGTGATAGTTTGCTTTTGTTGTGTTTGATTAAGATGCTCAAACAAGATGAGAAATTTAAAATGGCAACTCATTACATTTTCCCACTGAATAAACTAACTGCTATGGCCGCCATTTATAATGGAGAAGCTTTTCTTCCTTCTATTGGTGAAAAAGTGGTACCAATTGGGGCCATTAATTCCGATAGTTTAGCTCTTAAGCCTGGCTCTAATGTCAAATATACAATGACCAGTGCCTCCGATGGCACCACTACAGACGTTACGTCTGCAACGAGCGCCGACGAAATCGCTGCTGCAAGTGTCATTACACCCGAGGTTGACGGGATCGATGGCTGGGCCAACAAAGTGGATCGGACTCCGGGCAGTTTGCTCAATCCTCTGGCTGGCATGGGGGTCGTGAGCTATGATCAATGGGATCAAGTTTTATTGCGCAATTCGAAAAGTAAAATAAAAAGAATGTTTAAAAACTATTATAAGTCGAGAGATCTGGATGATGAAGAAGATGAACCAGCAGATAGCGGAGGGATAATTATCACCAACCAACTCAAAGAAAAGTTCCGACCCAGACCGGGACAAGATCTACTTCCCTTCTGGAAGAGAAGAATGCTTCGGACAAATCCATTTAATGCTAATGGAGAATTGTGTGAAGAAAAAGATTAAGGAGTATTTACTGAAAGGGATATAATATGAGTTCACTTGCCGTAGCGTTGCCGCTGAAGATAAATTACTCCACCGGGTTTAAAATGGTTACAGGGTTTAAGCCGTTAGTAAAACAAAATTTAAAAATGCTACTTTACACCAACCCTGGGGAAAGAGTGATGGAACCTCGCTTTGGAGTCGGCATTAAAACTTATTTATTTGAAAATTTTGGTGCGGGTGCCACAGCGGAGATTGAGGCCAAAATTAGAGAACAGGTGCGCATTTATATGCCCGCTGTTCAAATTCAAGAAATATTTTTTGGCACAACCGATCCAGACAACAACCACTTAGGTTTACAAATAAGATACACCATTCCAGGGGTGGGAGCTTCAGATTTCTTGGAAATAACTAATTAAAAAACGAGGGTTTTTTGATGCCAAATGAACAAAAAAAGATAATACCAATAGACTACACTCATCGCGAGTATGAAAGTATTCGCGAAGATTTAATGCAAATAGCTGAGCGCTTTTATCCAGATACGTTTAAAGACTGGAGTGAGGCGTCTTTCGGTTCCATTATGCTTGATGCTGTAGCGTATGTGGGAGATCAGCTTTCATTTTACTTAGATTATAACGTTAATGAATCTTTTTTAGATACAGCATACCAATATAACAACATTCTGCGCCATGGCCGAGTTCTAGGGTATAAATATACAGGCACTCCTTCAACTTATGGTCAAGTTGCGCTTTTTGCCGTAGTACCTGCGTCTAGTACTGGTCTGGGCCCAGACGGAAACTATACACCTCTTTTAAAAAGAGGCTCTCGCTTTACAGCTACAAATGGCACTAATTTTGTTTTAACAGAGAATGTGGATTTTAGTGACTCCAAAAACCCAGTGGTAGTGGCTACAGTGGATACGAGTACTGGTGCACCCACTTATTATGCGATTAAAGCATATGGAAATGTGGTGTCTGGATATTTTAGCCAAGAGCAAATTAGAGTAGGAGCATATCAAAAATTTTTACAAGTACCATTGGCAACCACAAATGTGGCTGAGATTATAGCAGTAACTGATGCGGAAGGTCACGAATATTTTGAAGTAGATTACTTGGCGCAAGATATGGTACTAAAAGAAATGGGGAATACAAACTTTAAGAGCGATAATGTACCTTCTATTTTAAAACCATTTTTAACATCGAGAAAATTCGTTGTGGAACGAACTCGAGTGGCCTCTTATTTGCAGTTTGGAAGCGGCAAGGCGGGAGAATCGAATGTGGTGGCCGATCCTCAATCGGTTGCTTTGAATGCATTTGGGAAAGCATACGTAACAGATACCACTTTTGATCCCACTCGGCTATCAAGAAATGAAAGTCTTGGAATAGTTCCATCAAATACAGTTTTAACAGTAATTTATAGGGTCACAAATGCCTCCAATTCTAATGTTGCTGTGTCTGCTTTAAATTCGGTTGGTAATGCTAAGATGGAATTTAAAAATCCTGAATCGCTTACTAGCACCACGATGAGAACCGTTATTAATTCGTTAGAGGTTTCTAATGAAGAGCCAATTATGGGAGACGTGACAGCGCCCTCCTCTGGAGAAGTTAAGAGAAGAATTTTTGATACTTTTCCCACTCAAAATCGAGCAGTCACACAAGCTGACTATGAAAATGTTGTTTATAGAATGCCAGCAAAATTTGGTTCTGTTAAAAGGGTTTCCATACAAAAAGACCCCAATTCATTAAAAAGAAATCTTAATCTATACATTGTATCCGAAGATAGTCAAGGAAAGTTGATAAAAACCAACAGTACTATTAAAGATAATGTAAAAACATGGTTAAATCAATATAGAATGATTAATGATACTATTGATATTTTGGATCCATATATTTTGAATATAGGAATTGAGTTCACCATTAAAGCAGCGACGGGCACGGACAAATTTGTTTTATTAGATAATGCGGTTAATGCACTGGCAGATAAATATAGCACTCCTTATTATATTGGAGAACCGTTTTATATCAGCGATATTTATAGCGAATTAAAAAATGTTACGGGCTTATTAGATGTTCTAACAGTAAAGCTTGTTAATAAAACAGGCGCTAATTATTCCTTTGCTAATATTGATATCAACGATAACTTATCACCAGATGGAAGTTATTTGGTTGTGCCGGCTAATGCTTTAGTAGAAATCAAATATCCCGCTACGGATATAAGAGGAAAGGTTGTATAATGACCATCAAAAGATATGTCGCTGATGCTGACAATACTGTTGTTAATGCTTACGATGCCAACTTAAAAACTCGTGGCACGGGCGCCAACGCGGGCCAATCCGATGTTTTAGAAACCTTTTCTATTTATGGACGCGTCACCACAAGCTCCCAAGAGCTATCTCGGATTCTTATTAAGTTTCCAGTTACGGATATTTCTACCGACAGAACCAATGGTGATGTGCCGGCAAGCGGGAGTGTAAGTTTTTATTTACGCATGTATAATGCTGAACACTCAAAAACTGTGCCACGAGATTATACTTTAACAGTTCTTACAGTTTCACAATCATGGCAGGAAGGCGTAGGCCTAGATCTCGAAGGGTATAAAGATTTAACCCTCGAAAACCAAGGCTCTAACTGGATGAGTGCTTCTAATACTGCATATTGGACTGATATTAATAGTACAGTATTGGCCGGAGGATCATATCTTACGGGAGGCGCTGTCACAGGAATAGTGGATACAGAGATCTTTACTTTCACTAAAGATTTTTCTACAGGTTTAGAAGATTTAGAATTAGATATCACCCCCTTGGTAGAACAATGGATAGCTGGGACTTATTCTAACTATGGTATTGGAGTTCATTTATCTGCAAGTTATGAGGCATATGAATCGGGCTCTGCTAATACCGTGACGAGCCGAATTCCTGGCCAACTAGCACTTGACGGAGACGATACAACACAGAGTGTTATCTACAACCCGAGCGGATCTACTACTTCATACTATACCAAGAGGTTTTTTGGTCGAGGAACTGAATATTTCTTTAAGAAACCGACCATTGAAGCTCGATGGAACTCGGCCAAAGCCGATGATAGAGCTAACTTTTTCTTTAGTAGTTCTTTAGCCTCTGCTGCTAAAAACCTAAACACCATTTACATGTATAACTATGTGGATGGACAATTGGCGGATATTCCCCAATCACATACTGGCACTTTTAAAAAGGTTGTATATGTAAGCATTTATTCCGGTTCAACCGGCGGTTTTTATGAAGGGGGCGATGGAGATGACGTACCCCCCTCAGACATTCCTGTTTCCGGTTCTCTCTCGGGTGCATTTGGATCGATAGCCAATACCGGAAGCGCACAAATCTTATCACTCGACAACGAAAGCCATGTTGGTTCAGATAACCAAACAGTTATAACAGGAGGTATTGTTTCAACGGGTATTTATAGCGCCTCTTTTGCGTTCACTGGTACTCAAAACCCGTCACTTAAAACCATTTATGATGTATGGTTTACAGGTAGCCATACTACTACAAACGCTAGTGATGCTTATGTTCAGTATTTTACGGGCGCGATTGAGTGCCATACATTGCGCGCCGAAAACACTATTAGTCGTCCAACTTATTATATGAATATTACGAATCTTAAAGACAAGTATCGCGCGAATGAAAACGCACGATTTAATTTGTATGTGAGAGACAAAAATTGGCAACCGACTGTGTACACGGTGGCCAATGTTACTCCCCCGACAACGAGCATTTTAAGCGCATCTTATAGAGTGTATAGAACTTTAGATGCTTATGATGCTATTCCATACGGAACTGGAAGTGATTTACAAACGCTAATGTCTTATGATGTTTCGGGTAATTATTTTGATTTAGATATGAATTTGCTAGAGGCCGGCTATGAGTACGCATTTAAATTCTCTTTCTATGATAATGGACTTAATTCTTGGGTTGAACAGCCAGACACTTTTAAGTTTAGAGTAGAAAACTATGAGTATTAAAAAACTTTTCCAGTCCACAGACACATCTCGAAATTATCTTTCTGATACAAATCAGAAGGATGCCTTTAAAGATGTAGAATCCGCCAAAAATGTTGCGGAGATTCGCGAAAAGCAAACCTCTTTTATACCGCCGCTCGATTATAGCGAGCCTAAAAACTTTGTCAAATATGGTTCTGCAAACTTATATTATAAGTCTGCTATAGACAGAATTATTGATTACTTTCCTTATGATGGGTCTGACGCTGAAATCAATGGGTTCTATAACGAATCACTTAATATAGAAAAGTATATTTTCGATAACGACTATCCTCGTACGAATGGATATGCTCTTTTAAGTGCTGATGGCTGGGGAGGTCAGACGTCTACAGCTAACGGATATGGACTTCCCGATGAACAAGAATATATAGCATTTAAAGGGGGCCCCCACACTATAACTTCCAGCACAAGCGCTGGTTTATTCGACGATCCCGCAACAGCACAAAGAAATTATGCCAACGTTTATGATGCCGATATTTATACAACGGAAGGTTTAGAATCCAATTATGGAACAGGGTCGCGAGAATCTAACTTAGAAAGCAATTTTGATAAAGGTGTCACAATTGAATTTTGGCTCAAGAAAGATGCTTTTGTGGGCATCGCCGGCGGTACCAAAAAAGAAGTAATTTTTGACATGTGGAATGGGATAACAGCAGCCAACCAACATGATTATGCTCGATTATCATTATCCCTCGTATCATCCGGATATACCACTTCTCCTTTTATTTTAACAGTTCGTTCGGGAAGTAACGGTTTCAAAGAGCGGGAGATCGGAAGCGCAGAAATAGCCACGTACGTGGTTAATGGAGAATGGAAACATTATGCACTGACCCTGCAAAATTCGGGGAGCGATTTTATATCTAAGTTATATGTGACAGGAGCATTAGATGACATTAACGAATATACCACTTCAACCATCGGCGCTTTAAACTCTAAAAATACGGAAGCTCGTATTGGGGCCCTTCTTTATAATTTACCAGGGCAGGCCGCAAAACCGGGCGCCGGTAAATTAAGTGCGTCTATGGATGAGTTCCGCTTTTGGAAAGCGGCCAGAAATGGCGACGAGATTTACAAAAATTGGTTCACACAAGTTCGCGGCGGCACCAACACAGATATCTCCAACACCACTTTGGGTGTATATTATAAATTTAATGAAGGTATCACTGGCACCGCTAGTATCGATAATAGTGTTCTAGATTATAGCGGAAGAATAACCAACGGTAATTGGGTTGGATATGATTCAGACTCTCGTTCTCTTAACTCTGCTATAGTCCAGTCTTCTGCCTCAGCAACAGAATATAAAGACCCCATTATCCGCAGTAACAACCCAGATGTTATTAGTCTCAAAGATACATTAGAGAAAAAAGGCGCAAATTACGATTTCAATAACAACGCCTCCTTCCAGGGTCTAATCCCTAGTTGGGTAGTAGAAGAAGCTGATACGAGAGATGGACAATATGTAAACCCGAATCCAAGCAATATTGAAATGGTATCACACATTTTGGGGACGTATTTTGATAACTTAAGGTTGATGATTCAAACAACTCCCAAGCTTAGATATCTTAACTATGCTAGTGCTTCCAACCCACCTACTGCGTTTGCCCAACATTTACCACAATCATTAGGTTTGTATATGCCCGAGATTTTTGTAGATGCAAATGTGATGGAGAAGTTTTTAAATCGAACTGATAATACTTTATTCGAAGGAGATCTTACCGAAACTAAGAACCTTATTTATCAAAACATCTATAATAATCTCACAAACATTTATAAGTCAAAAGGCACAGAAAAAGCAATTAGAAATGTTTTACGTTGCTTTAACATTGACGATAAATTGATTCGCTTAAACGTTTATTCTGATAAACAAGTTTATGAGCTTAAAAATAATTTACGACAAACATTAGTCAATCAAAAGATGTTGAACTTCAACGAATCTGCTAACGTTGGGGGTGTTGTTTATCAAGCACAGGATCCTGCAAACGCTGAAACATTTGGATATATCTCTGGTAGCGAAGGTGTAGGTGTCCCATCCGGCGTCCCTTACGAAAGCAAATATGGGTTTACTGCGGAAGCGGATGTTATTTTCCCTAACTTTGAAGATCCGGCAATGCCGACTAGTCGCCAACCTACCAACATTTCTTTATTTGGAATGTGCTCGGCTTCGACGGACAATGCAGGCGAGCGCCCACTAAATGATACAACTTGGTATGCTTCCGACAATGCAAGTTTCCAGGTATTTGCTATCAGAGATGAACCAAATTCTAAGAATGTTAAATTTCAGTTGACCTCGGCATTTGGTCCCGATGTTGATCAGCCGTTCCCAACTATGGCAAGTGAAACCTTTTATGATGTATATGATGATCAAGCTTGGAACTTTTCAGTTAGACTCAAGCCGAGTCAGTGGCCACTGGCTCAAGTAGTAACCGGTGCCACAGCTTATACTTATGATGTAATTTTTAAAGGAATTAATGCTGAATTGGGAGTGGTTCGCAACAGTTTTGAACTTTCTTCCTCGATTACAAAAACTGTTGGGCAGAACTTCTTAAAAGCAGCTAAACGATTATATATTGGCGCCAGAAAGCATAATCTTACCGGCTCTCTCTCTTCGTCGTGCGATGTAATTTTTGAAGGCGCAAGATATTGGCTAAAATATCTTGATGATTTGAGTTTAAATCAGCACGCCTACGATATTGACAACTATGGTATTTCGGGGTCTTATCAATACACGTCGCCATTTGATATAAACTTACAAAACAGCGGCAGCGTATTGAACTCTAATATGCTGGCTTTAAACTGGAACTTTGGAGAACTTTCTTCTTCAGATGCCAACGGCTCTCTTATAACAACGGATATTAGTTCTGGGTCGGCAGAAATACGTAATAATTATGGATGGGTTGGTGAAATTGCAGGATATCAAATGGCAGGCTCTGGGTCGGGGTGGTCTAATAGTTCCCAAACTATAATTCAAAGCCAGTCAGTGAATGCATACCAGTTTATTAATCCAGAGATAGCGGTTTCTTCGGACATGATACAGATACTATCTGAAGACGACACTTATTTTGGAGTCTCCGAAACTCCCCCACAGTTTACTTATCTGCTTGAAAAGAGCATGTATAATGCCATCTCTGAGGAAATGCTTAATTTCTTTGCGGGGGTGGTTGACTTTAATAATGTGATCGGCGAACCCATTAATCGATATCGAGGAAGATATAAAACACTTGAAAAATTAAGAGAGATATTCTTTAGAAGAGTTACTGAAGTTAAACAAGTAGAGAAATTTATCGAATATTACAAATGGTTCGATGATGCAATTGCCGAAGTAATTGGCCAACTCTTACCAGCGAGCGGCGACTTTACGCCCGATGCATATAATACGATTGAAAGCCACGTTCTTGAAAGAAACAAATATCGTAGCAAGTTTCCGATGCTTGATTATGAAGAGCCCACAGTGGAAGGTCTTCTGGGGAGTTCTGACGCAGGTTTTGGTAGCACGAGCACTGTAGCTGGCAGTCCACGCCCCACTAATAAACATGCTCCATTTTGGGAAGATAGGGCTCTTAGGTCGTCACCGGAGCTTACTTCTGGCGATGCTACTATCGATAGTCAACGAGATAACATTCGAAGGATTGCAGCTAGTTTCCCAACTGTACCCCAAGCATTGCCGAATTTTAAGAGTGTAGACGGCACCACCTATAAGGGAATGCAAGATGTTGCCCAAAATACTCAAAATGAAAAGTTTTCGAGCACGTTGGCGCGCCGTGGCTCCGGAAGCTATTGGGGAGGCACTAATTTCCCAGAAAGCAAAAACCTTCAATTTACACTCAATGCTCTCCGTCCAGGAGGCCCTGTAAATACAGACGATAGTGTTTTTGTCCCTAAAAATGTTTTATTAGCACTTACAGATGACTTAGAGCCATTAGATGAAATTACAGCTAATGTGGCTAACTTCCCCTCTAGCAGGAAGTTGAAAAGGATTTTTGGTAGAGTGCAACACGGCCGCGACTGGGAAGACGGTAGTGGTTACGCAAACACAAAATCTACATACTCTTTTCCTTTTAATATTATGAGTTCTTCTGTTGTATCCGGCTACAACAAGCAAGTAATTAATAGAGTAACGTCTAGTATTGAGGTAACCAATTTACATAATGATGTTTATGGACCCGATATGGAAGTTCCCATGCAGGGGCCATTTACTGAACATAATGTTGGCGGTATGCAGTCTCGTCACGTTCCGCTGAATACTGGGTCTGTGTTAGATACATATCTTACGCGCCCGGAAGCATGGAAATTACTTCTAGGAAGGGGCATTGGCACAGGCGCCATTGGTATGGCCGGCCCCGATTATCCATGGCCCGAGGCTAATGCGCTTGACGCGCGCCCCTATCCGATGACAGGCTCTCAAAAGGCGATATACTATCGTGGATTTGTTGCCAAGCGTCCCGTTAACATTCGTAATATTACTAGTTCCATGAATTCTGTTCTGGGCAATTATACTCACGCCGCGCAGGTTGTTCAAACGGTTGGCACTTATTCAACACCGCGTCATTTCTTGGAATATCAACCACCTCTTCCAACACCAGTTGTAAATCTTCTTCACACTGTTCCTTCGGCTTCAACAAATGTGGTAGGGTTCTTCCCCTGGATACGACGTACGTCAAACTCTCACTTTAATTGGGACTTGGATTATACCCCTGTAGAACTCACAGGCACAACCAATAAGACTGTCTTTATAAGTCGTTTTGCTGCGCCAGGTGGTCCAGATGTTATGTCTCGCGGATTCTTGGATATTCGAGGTGCTGAATACTCTCCGTACAATGCTCTTCCCTGGCGTAATCTTTCTGTTCTACGGCCATGGCAGCCCCCTAGTGGCACTATTTCTCAAGCTACTGGCTCTGGAGTGCCGGGCATCCGTGTATATGATATTCATGGTAAGTCTTACGGCTTAAATGGACTCTTAGCTCGACACTCGGCGAGATTTGGTCGAGATTCGATATTTGAAACGGCGTCCCCAGGCGCAACATATAATCAGTTGCCAAGTTTTCAACAGAATAATCGCAATCGTTGGATGGTGATTAAATCATCTTCAACAGCATATGCGGATGATTCAGGATATTCTAGTGGTTCACAGTTTGATAATGCTTATGTGACCCATCCTATTCCTCGGTCAGATCGTCAATATTCTTGGTTTACAGCATCATTGGTCTCTTCGAGTGATGTACGATACTATCGCTTCCAGCCTACTGGTCGCGATTTCCCTGCGGACTTGTTCTCGGGCTCTAGTGGGTATGTGGACTATTTTGACTTCATTACGGGAAGCGTCATCGATACTTCAGTAGGAATGTTTCAGCCTACCACGAGGTTAAATATTTTTACTCTTGATCCGGTCACAGGTTCAACAACTAATATGTTAGGGTATCCCTCCACTTCTGCCGGCACCGCTTATTTTAACTCACAGCTAATTGAAAAATTATCTGCCGCCGACTCGAACACAGTTACGGGTTCGGCTGCCAATTATTTCAATCTTTTAATGACTCGCCGCGGCAATACGTATGGATGGAATTGGCAGAAGTTTCGTCAAAATGATCATCCTATTTTGGTTGCGGAAGCCACAGGTTCCACATTAACTTTTACTGAAAATGAAGGCAGAGATACTCTTTCTAACTATAGCTTGGGCGCGGTTTCTCTAAAAGGGCGCCCTGTATTGATGAACATGAATGCGCCGCAAAGTTCAGAATATAGAAGTGATCTTCCCATTAATAATTTTACCCTTAAAGCAACAGACAATAACAAACACATTTATTTTAATAATATTCAACTGGATAATATTTTAGTAAATCCTGACATCAGAAACGTGACAGCCTACGGTAGAATTTCTAAGCTCTCCCAGAAAAGGAACTTTAATTTAAAATGGACTCTTTATTCTCAGGGTATTTATCCATCCGATCAAAATGAACTTTTGTCGCGAACAACTACTAGAACGGATTATAATAATGAGTTTTGGAGAGATACTAGAGGAACGGCGACTTTATTGGATAAGCTACCCGCGGCACGAAAAGCAGGACTCAATCGTCAAACAGTAGGCTCTGTCCTTAGAAACTCTTTTAGCAGATCCATTTCACAAAGTTGTTGGGCCCTCGACGCCCAGGAAAACTTTTTAACTCGTACTGCGGCCACTCTGCCTGTTCCAATTTGGCATACTTCCTCGATTCCTCCCGGCTATGATCAAGGCTTGGTTGTTTCCGGCGCCGCCGGCGAACTACAAAATAATTATTTCTTCTACTGGGATACGGATACGCCGACGATACACCCTGTGGAAGTTAAATATGGTACACTGGCCCCAGGCGCCTTGTATGCTAGAAAGCACATGTTAGAATCCCCCAAATCTGTTAGTCCATGGACAAACATACCTGAAACAGGAAGTAATCCTAATATTGGAGAATTTTCAACTGCTTCGATGGAGGGTATCGTACCAGAACCTTATGCGGGGGAAGCTTTTTGGGAGGCTGACACACAGGCTGGAAGAGTTATTAAGAGCGGGTCTCAAGTTAGGTTTGAGGTTACCGCTTCAAAGCCCTGGTTTAATAATTATGATGATTTTAGATATGATTTAAAACTTATGGCAAAAGATTATTCTATTATTCCGGAGTTTAGAATTAGTGAACACGTTGAAGATTATATCAATTATGGAGTATTGGCTCAAACAAATACATTTGAAATTCCTGGTACTTCTATCAATAGTGAACAAGATAACTTTTATAAAGACTACTCTAATTCTGATTTTATGAAAGAGTTTAGAAATGTTTCTTCGGATACTGGTTTGCCTCCTACTCATATAAGACTTGTAATGAGTGCCGCGATTAGATTTAATCCATATAAAGGATTTTACCCAGCACAAAGAAGTCTAAACTTAGTCTCGCAATTTTCTAAATCTTATGGTACCGGCTTTGTCGGCAAGAAAAAGGCCGGCAATATGAAGGTGCATCAGAAGTTGTTGACATATTCGGGTTCATTATTGAGGCCATTGGTACAACCCTTGTTTGCTCCAGGAATTCTATACAACACCATTAAAGCCGGCTGCGCTGTAGATTATCCTGTTTTAATAGATGACACTAAGTTCATACCTGTTGGATGGACAGGGTCGTCAGAAACAACTAATAATTGGGCTCTGTTACACCACAATGCAACAAATGCATCGAGCACAACAGAGGGATATAATGGAGGCGAATGGTATGATCAACGCTTACCTTTTGAGGCTATTATTGAACCAGAGTCTCACATTAAAGAAGTTCTATTCATCGATTGTGAACCACACCCTTCCGTTAGTTTAAGTACAAGCGCTTCATTTACGGGCGAATCTGATGGTATATATTCTAAGATGTCTACCAACTTCTTTGGCGAGATTGCTAATTTCTTTTTAAAGAACCAAGAGTTCTCCACCCTAAAGTCGGGTATTATCACCGACGACTTGGAGTTTGAAAGAGGTGATATCTTTGGCGCCAGGATTGTAATGCAGCGCACTTGGGATGGCGAGAGAACTTATGGGTCTGAATCGGGCTCTGCTGGAGATAATACCGGCTTTACTGAAGCAGGGGCTCAGGCTTATAGTGGCTCTGGAGCTTCGGCTACGGCCCTTCGTGGTTATTATCCCATCCCTCAAGATCCTATTAAGAATGTGGACTTCAAGCCTAAGTTTGTTCCATATACTCGCCCAACTGCATATGGCCCTCCTGTTGCCGGCCGCCCAGCATGGGGCGCTGACGGCGATTCAACGGTTCTTATTGCGCGAGAAGGTGATGCTAATGGCGTTCGAGATTTTGCCAATGGTCATGCTTGGGCTTATACCCCTCCCTATTTTTATGGAGAAGCATGGTGTGATTTGATTTTTAGGCCTGTTGCTGGGCGAACTTATTCTTTAGAACGAATTCTATCGGAAACAAGTGCTGCCTATTGGCGCGCCGACCCAGGCGGTGAGCTTTATGCATCTGACGTTACAACATATGCTTTGATTCCTAAGGGAGCAACAGGCAGTAATGATCCGGGCCCTCCATATGGTGGTGCCAATATTAATTCAAATGCCATGCAGCTAAGCGCTAGCGTTAATATCTTCGGCGTTGAAAGAGTAACAGAACAAACGCTTGATGAATTTGGTAATTTAATAGCGGATACCAATAAAGCTGTTGGAAAGAAATGGGTTATCCAATCCAAGTTTGAGACACCAATGATGAATTTTAGTGATAATGATCCAGTTCATCCTATTTCGACCGCAAATTCCACATTAACATTGCCAACTTATGGCTCGGCATCTGTACCTCGAGGAATGTGGCATCAATTTGGTGTACCCCCTACTGAAACTAATAATGGTGTTTTTCTTAAGATTGGTGATATTCCTATTAATTGGTTGAAATATCATTATGATGTGATCACTAATGATACTATTTATAACAACAATAATGCCGGCACAAACGGAAAGAAGCTTCATAGAAAACTGAAGTCATTGCCACAACTAATGGGCTTCGAGAGAAAGGAAGTTAAAACTAGACTCGGAGAGTTAGCCTCAAAACAAATAATTAAAGAAGCCGTGATGGTAGTCCCATATACAACCGAGAGTATTATCCAAAGTGAAATAAGCTCAATGTCTGCTGAAGCTGCTTCTCAACGTAAGAAATTTATAAGTATTCCAAAAGAAAGATTTAAAGCTGCGATGAATAAGAACACCGCCGCTGGTGATTCGTTGGATGCTGCTGGCATTTCCATTCGAGAGTTGGTGCAAAAAATGCAACGGTATGTATTGCCTCCACAATTTGATTTTATTAATAATCCAGATATTAAACCAATGGTGATGTATATGTTTGAATTCGAATATGAATTAGATAGAGATGATTTAGCATATATTTGGCAAAATGTTGCTCCAAGAGACTATCAAAAAATATCTTTAGAAAATCATAGTGTGGCACATGAGCTAATAAATACTGAACTTTTGGATGCATCTATTTTGGAGAAAGAAAATCTTCGTTGGATGGTGTTTAAAGTTAAGCAGAGAGCCACGAGCAATTACTATGATAAAATTGTTACTCAAGTAGGAGAATCTTCTGAAGATATTTTTGATGTCGAAACAACAGAAGAAAAAGAATATGAAGTAATGTTCAACTGGCCTTATGATTATATATCTATTATAGAAATGGCAAAATTAGATGTACAGGTTTTATACAAGAAATAGTTGAATGGCATATTTATAATGAGACAAAAAAGATTTTAAAATGACTAAATTCCTCGACAAAAAAGAACAAGTGTTTGATCTTAAGTTAACCCCATATGGAAGATATTTACTTTCTATAGGTACATTTAAGCCAAGTTATTATGCATTTTTTGATGATAATATTTTGTATGATGGACGTTATAGAGCCGGAAGTGGCCCTACTATTGCAGGTAATACAGCCCCAAAAGAAAGTCAAAATAATATTAACAAACGAATTAAAGAAGAAACTCCATATATGGGAAGCCTGGTATTATTTCGAGATGTAGAAGAATTTATCACAAATAATGAAGGAGAAGCGGTTAACTTTTTTGATATCAGCGTGACCCCCACTAAAGTTACTCCTGACACCGATGTCTTTAAATTTAATTCTGTTATTGGAGATGCTTATTTAGACGGGGAAACCAATAATGCCGCACCAGCATGGCAAGTATTAATGTTGAATAGCAATATTTCTTCTTCTGTTTATCGAACTCCAGGGTCATCTGAACGACCTGACGCTCCTGGCGTATTAGTTAATTCGGCAATACCTCAAATAAATATTCAAGCAAAATATGTTTTAAAAGTGGCAGATCCGGAATTTGATTTTGATGCATCCAACGCAAGAGATGTAATAGATGAAAGTGAGACATTTATAGATAATAAAATAATCCGACTCGAAGAAGATGATCCTATTATTTATTTTAATGAAATTAACACTCAAATGCTTACTGAAAATTTTGATATTGAAGTTTTCGAAGTACTGAGCGGAACAGCGGGAGGTTTATATAGTCCCACATTACAACGTAAATATTTTGAGAAAACGGATCCACAAATTCAAAACGGCTTTATGTTAGCTGAAACTCCCCCTACAAATAATGATGCAACTTTAACTACTGCAAGTGTAGAATATTATTTTGATGTTTTAACTGATAGCTCTATTAACCAGACAATAGCTTGTGAATCTGAAGCTATATTTGAGAAAAAGGGTTATTATATTGATTTTGGCTTTGAGTGCGATGCTCAAACTGGAGATAGTGTGTTTTATGATATTTATGGAAGCGTTACGGAGCCTGAGATATGTCAAAGTTAGTTTATGAAGGTGATACGACCATTAACTTCGGGGAATATTTA